CCGAAAAACTTAATATTAGCATTTCGAGCGTGGGATGTAGCGTATTTTTATAGGGCATTTAATATGAGCTTGACTCCTATTGAGTGGATGGCAGTTTGGAAAGAATTGCGTCGTGGTACTAAGGTAGTATCTCCTGGAGCGTCATGGGAGACCACTGGTTATTACGGTGGTCATTACCCTCCACCAGGATCTGATAAGTCTAATGTTCCTCCTTTGATGATATATTTAGTTAAGAATCTTTCTTGGACTAACCGGGCATTTGCCGGTGATTCGAAAGGTCCTTATTCTATGCATACTCTCACGAATCTTTATCCTGAGAAAATGGTTAAACTCGTTGAGAAATTTAATAAACCGACTCGAATTATAACTGATCCGATGAAGTCATTGTCACCGTATTTTCCATTGGCTTATGAATTACTGTACTATGCAATTGGTACGGCTAAGCATTTTAGGAGTCAGACTTGGGATTTTAACGATGCGCTTGATAACTCTGTTAATAAAGTTAGTAAGCGTACTGCTGCTGGACTTCGTGCCGGCCCTCGCTTTACGTATAAGAAAAATGGAATATCTACTACTGCATCCGTTACTGGAAAGAAAATGGAACAGCTGCCTTATGCCATCAATGAAATTCATAAAGTAAGAGAAAAGTTTTTGGATGATCCCACTTTTACTCCTCAAGATTGTGCTGCTCAGGTGACACTGAAGGATGAGGTGTTTAATAAGGATGGGTTGCCTACTGCGGAAGCTGATGAGCTCCACAGTAAGGTTCGTCCTTTCTATATTCTTTCACTTTTTCAGTATTTGATGGCTTCTATGGTTGAGTCTTTTCGTCAGGTTGTTGAACGTGGGCGTGTAATTAAGATTGGAATGTCTTTTTGGTATGGAGGTGCTCTTGCCTTCGGTATGCAAATGGGATATGATGATCCTGATATAGTGTTTGAAGATGGTGATTTTCGTCATTTAGACACAACACTTCATATGATACTCTTGATGATTTATGTTGTTCAAGCTTCTATTTATTATGACATTAAGAATATGACCTCTGATAATGCAAAGTTATTCTCTTGTTTTTTAAGGGTTAGTGCTGAGCGTTTGTCAATTAAGGTTACGCATCTTTTTGGTACAATATGGCGTGTCGTTTATGGCGGCATGCCTTTTGGAGCTTATGAGACTTCTCATGGTGATTCGTGGATAATTGCTTTTTTGTATTATCTTTTTATTGCTTTGGTTGTCCATCGTCATCCTTCTAGGAGGAAGCAGATAATGCAATTATTAAAGTATCGTAGGATAGGAATTTGTGTGTATGGTGATGATCATATCACTTTTACTCACAAACATGTCTTTGATATTATTAATTTGAAATTGTTTTCTGATTTCTGTTACAACTATTGGGGAATGACAATTAGGGATATACATACTCGACCTTTTTTTACTAAGCCTAATAATCGGACTGGTCTGGTCGATAGTGCTGGCATTGTATTCTTGAAACGTTATTTTGTGAAGCGAGAAGATGTGTATACCCCTGAGGAGATAATTCATTATGGTGTTACCGCTTCTGTTCTTCCTTATCGTCCTTTAAATGCAGTTGTGTTGAAATACGCATATGGCAAAGGGGATTCGAAGTCGTGTATTGAGTACATTGTTTCTGCGATTGGACTGGCTTATGATACTCATGGTACTAACCGTGTAGCTTATGACTTCTGTAAGCATATGTACGACTCATTGTCTTTGGATTTCTATGGAAATGTGGAATTTGAAATTGAGCGTTTTATGAATGAGGAAGTTGCTGAGGGTCGTGATACCTATGTGACTCGTTTAATGCGTACTGCAGGTATCACAAATGGGGATATTGTTCTTGGTTTTCCTTCTTGGGAGATGCTTGCTCGTCGACATAATTATGATTCTGATTATGTTGATTTTGGCGGTGCTCCTGATCCTCAACAGTATGAGACGTG